AACAAAAGCTCCTAAACAAATAGAATTTATTCCTCCTAGAATAGGTAAACCAACAATTAAAAATCCATCAGGAAAAGTATTAGAGCCAGGTAAATTTATATCTAAAGAAGGTGCAGAATTAGCAATTAAAGCAGCAAGAGAAGGTAGAGTTAGACCAACAGAGATAGCTAATTTACAGGTAAAAGATATTCTTCTTGGAACAGACAATAAACCTACGGGAGAGATTTTATTTAAAAGAGTAAAAGGTAAGGGTGGTGCTCAAAGAATTACAACTGTTGATAATAATGCTCTTGCAAAAGCTCTTCTTAAATATTCTAAAAAACAAAAGAAAACAGCTGAAAATAAAATATTTCCATTTAAAACTGCAGCAGGATTTAATTCATTTGTTAAATATTTATCTAATAAAACTGATACAAAAGTAATGTTAAGAGTTGAAGGTGTTCCTAAAGCTTTTGAACAAGCAGGGGCTGGAAGGGAATATGGAAGAGTTTTTAGAGCTTTATTCGGGAAAGAAGAAGGATTAAAAAAAGCAGCAGAATTAAGAGGCGAAGGAGAAATAGCAGTAAAACAATATGAGGCTGCTCCAGTTAAACAAAAAGTTGTAGCTGATGTAACAGGAACAAAAGCACAGCAAATTAAATATTATGAAAATATTGTTGCAAGCATTAAAAGAGATATAAAAAATGCTAAATCTGCTGGTGAAAGAGAAAATCTTCAAAGCCAATTAAGAGGCGCATCAATGCAGTTGTTTGGTGTTAAAAAGATTAAAGAAAAAAGAGCAAAAAGATTGCCTGCAGAAGAAGTATTTCAATCTAAAGGTGACAAAGCTGCAAGAGATAAATTTGTTGCTAAAATAATGAAAAAAAACAACCTTAATGAATCTCAATTAAAAGTTGAAGGTTTAAGCAAAGGTGTTTTAGGTGAGTTTGGTGAAGGTGTTATTAAATTACAGAAAAACATATTTCAACCTGCTGATTTTTATCATGAAAACTTACATAGACTAAAAGCATTTGCAAGAGCATCAAAAAACAAAGGATTAGAAAAGTTAATTGCACGTGGTGAAAAGCTTGCTGTTGGTACAAAAGAATATAAAACATGGAAAAAGAATAATGTTAACAGAGATGTTGAAGAGTTTCTTGCTGATATTGCTGGTGGTAAAGCATCACGTATGGAATTTTCAAAAGGAGTACTACCTAAGCTAAATCAATTTATTAAACAACTAGTATCAAGAGTTAAAGTTGCATTTGGTGCAGGTAACTTTAAAGATATATCTAACGTATTAGCTAAAAGAGTACAAAAAGGATTTTCTACTGAAGGCGTTGAATTTGCTAGAGGTCAAGTTAAATTTAAGATGGAAGGAATGAGTGAATCTCAAGCAAAAACTTACGGAAGAAAAGTATTCAATGAATTCTTTAAAAAAGAAGAATTATCTGAAAGAGGGATGCGCAACCAAATAGAAAAATATATAGGTGATATTGCACAACTTGGAGAAAATTTTAAACTAAGTAAAGCAAACCCTATGGAGATTGAGCAGTTTGTTTCAACATTAAGGTCTATGGAGCCTAATATTATTAAAAGATTACCAGATAAACTTGGATGGTTTAGAGAATTTAAAAATGTAGAAAAAATAAGATTAGATAAAAACATAACTGAAGCAACAAGAACAAACTATTTAAAAGATTTAGGTGTTCCTGATGGAAGCATGTACAAAGCTTCGGCAAAACAATTAAGGGATTTTACTGAAATTATTACCACTTTAGATGATGTAAAAAATTCTTCTACTGCATGGATACAACAGAGAGTAGCAGAAGGATTGGTTGATAAAAAAATAGCAGACAGGTTTGCATCTTTTAAAGTATTGCCATCAGTTATGCCTGTAGCTACTGTAATTGAAAGTCTTGGTCTTAAAAATTTATCACAAAAATTATATAATCATACAGCTTCAAAATTAGGAAACGAGGGTTTTGTTTCAGCTTATGAATCTAAAATGAGAACAATGTATACTCCTAGAGTTTGGGAAAAAGTAAAAGATTTCACATATTTGTTTGACAAAGAGCGATATTTCGATAGATTAAAAAACAATTATTTAACTAACAGTGAAAAATCATTTATAAACAAAACATTTGACGTAAATGTTGACAAAAAGATAATGACACCAAAAAAAGGTAAGGCTGGTGAAATTGTAAGAGAACATGAAAAGTTAATGAAACAATATAAAGATGAATTTATGATTGTTTTAAAAGAAGTTTTAAATGATGCTCAATATGAAAAATTTGTAAAGGATAAACCTATACAATGGATTAAAAACAATGTGTATGTACAAAGAAGATTAACTAAAGAAGCTAAACTTGCTTTAGACCCTACTGGTAAACAGTATAGGGATATGATTAAAAAGCAAGAAGATGCTGTTGCTAAAAAATTAACAAAACGATATTTTGACGAAGAGTTAAAGGTTAATTATACTAAAAAACAATTTGAAAAAAAGAAACAATCATTTATAGATGATGGTACAGCTTCAACTATTGCAAGAGCTAATATATCAGAGCTTACTGGTGGTTTTAATCCTAATAGATATTCTCCAAATTTCTATAAAAATAGACATGCAAAATTACCTGAAAAAATTAAGGTTGATGGGAAATTGATTGAAACTTATGAAAGAAGCTATGGTGCTACAACTAAAGATTATGCAATTGGTCAATCTCAATTTTTAGCAACATTGGAATATTTTCCTGAATATATAAGAATGAAAGGTTTTAAGATTCAAAATTTAAATGAAATTAAAATATCTCAATTAAAATCTCAAGAAAGAACAAGAGCTGTTGGAAACTATTTAGAAAAAGCAGTTAAAGAGCATTTAAAAATAGATAAAACTGAAAGCATGTATCCTGGAGGAATGAGAGCATTAAGAACAACCACCTCTTTAGCTGCTAAATTACAATTATCAGCGCCTACATCAGGACTTAAAAACTTTTTAGTTGGTAATACACAATCACTTTTAGCCTTTAAATATAAAGATTATATGCTTGGTTTAGCAGATGCTATTAAAAAAGATAACAGAGCACAAGTAAGAAAAACTGGGGCAACAGAAATTGGCATGCGTTCAATTGAAATAGGTGGAGACACTGCTCTAGGTAGAGCTGATAAGGTTGCAAGTGCTGTTTTTAAAATGGGTGGCATGAAGCTTACAGAAAACTGGAATAGATATATATCTGTTCTTGCTGGAAAAAGAGACCAGTTGGGATTAATTCAAGTTTTACAAACCACAAAAGAAGGAACAAGAGCCTACAATAAAGCTGTAAGAAAACTTAGAGATTTTTACAAATTAAGCGATGGCGAAATTTCCTTATTAAAAGAGTTTGGTCTTCAAAGTGCAAAAAATATAGATGCTAAATCTTTAGGATTAAATAAAAGAAAACTTCAAAAATTATCGCAAAAGATGGATACGTTTGCACACGTAAACACTCAAGGAGCTGCAATTAATTTGTTTATGCCAGCATGGGCTAAAGGAGAAGTAGCACAGGCAACACTTCTTTATAAAAAAATGGCTTATGCAGCAACAGTTAATACAGTAAGAAACGCTACAATTGCCTTTAAAAATCTTTCACTTTTTCAACCCATTGCATTTGGTCTTGGTTCATATTTTTCTGGAGAAGCAATGATTTGGTTCTATGATAAGTTTTACGGTCAACAAATGCCTAAAGAAAATTCTAGTAAGATGAGACAGTTTTTCACAACGTTGTGGAAAGGTGAGTTTTTAGGTATATTATCAGAAGCATTAAGTCCTTTTGAAAGTAAAACTCCTATAGATAGTATGTATCCTTCATTAGTGGAAACATTTTCAACGATGTGGTCTGCAGGAGCATCAGTTATGACAGGTGAAAGTTTTGTAAGACAAGGAGTTGGTGATTTCTTTAGACCTGCTGTAGGTCTTTATAATGGTGTAGATAAATTATATAGACAAGGACTTAAAGCAAAAGACTCTTATGCTAGTCAATCAAAAAGATATTCAAAACTTTATAGAGATTATGTTGACGAAATTCAAGATAGAGATGAGGTTATTGGATTAAATAAAACTGAAATGATATTTAAACAAAATAAATACATGAGAGCTTTTCAAGACATATTCAACTCTGGTTACGAAAAAGATTCATATGGCAACTCTCTTGGTAAATGGTATATGATGTGTTTATTTGCAAGAGCCAATGATTATTATTATACAAAATTTACTGAAAATGGTATTCCTGTTAATACACCAAAAGAAGCAATGAAACAAGCTGTTATACAAATGGAAGAGTCGTTAAAGAATTTAAACCCAAATAAAGCAGCAGTGACAGCTAAAGATAAAAAAGCAAGACAAAAACAAAAAATAAAAGGTATAAATTTTATTAATTGGCTTGATGAAAAACAAGACTTATCAAAAGGTTTAAAAAAGTTAAACAATCAATATGCTTACAGATATAACCTTGTTAAAAAATCTATGGCAGAATACATCAAAAAAGGAAATCTTGAGAAAGATTTAAAGTATTACGACATATCAATAAGAGATATATTAAAATAATTCTTTTATTGGTAGAAGTACCATCTGACTCGCATTATTATCACCACCCATAACCATTTTTAAATTACCCTCTTTTTGGAGGTTTTTTATCTTATCCTTTAGTTCACCTACTTTGAATAAAAATCCGCCCTCTATGTGGCCTTTATGGGCCAATAAATGTATCCACGTGCTTGATTCAGTGGTTGATAATCCAGAAGGCTTGCCACTGCATCTAATTTCAATGGCTATATTCCCAGTTGTCTTCCAAATATCTCTTTCTGTTTTTACCTCTATTTTGCTATTCCCTTCAAAGACTTCTTGAACAAATTCTTCACCCATTTTACCAAATTTTAAATCCAAGTCAAAGCCTTTACAATACCCTTCTGTTAATGGCATCCAGTCATCTCCTTTCTTTATCATGGCATCTTCCCCTACAAACTCATATATGTCCATCATTTTAATCAAACAACAAAAACATTGCAATAATAATTAGCTTGTCTAATAGCCATAATAATATTAATAGTGTTAATTTTCTATCTTGATTCATTCTTTAATTCATATTCGCCTTTAAACCAACCATCTCTCCATTCTTTTAGCACCCTTGTTTTATCTATTTTTGCTACTTTCTTTGCTCTTTTCTTTGGTAGTGGTTTAGTTCCCATTTTAGGGAAAGTACATTTTTTATGTAGTTTTGCACTGTAACTCATTTCCAATAATCCTTTCTATCTTTGTATTCAAAGCCAATTCTTGATAAAGTTTTTGGCTCTTTTCTTTTTTGTTTAGCTCTATCTATTTTTTTCCTTGCTGATAATTCCACTGATGGATTATCTATATGCTTTTTTACCTTTCTTAATTTGTTAGGCTTTAAGAATTTTGGTATTTTATTTTTCATTAAAATACTCTTCCTTTGCATACTTTGTTATCAAAATTGCATCTGATGTTTTAAGTGTTATTTTTTTAAGTTCTGGATAGCATTCTTTAGCTTTGTCTTTTAACCATCTTTTTCTTACAACACTCTTTAAAGATTTAGGACAACCTATCCATCTTATCCATTCTGAAGGTATCGCTGTATTCATTTTAATTTCATGAGATGAAGCGACACCCAACCATTGCCCATAATTAACACCATATGAGAAAGCGGCTCTTACAGCATTTGTTGGTCTTGCCCAAACTCTTTCCATTAAAAGTCTTACATTATCTGGAGGTGTATCTCCTATTAAGACCTCAAACAATAAAGCCATATCCTCACTTGAATCTGGACACTTATACGCTTTTATTTCATCATGCTCATCAATACATGCAACTCCACCAGATTTGCCTGGGTCTATGCCTATGTATTTATATTTAGTCTTTGAACGGTAGTTCGTCATTAATCATCTCCTCTATTGAATTATATACTTTACATTTATCTCCATCGTATCCTAAATCGCTATATCCAGAATCTCCATATCTAACCTTTGATGCAATTAAAGTTATTATATTCTTTCCCTTACCTGCCTCTCCCTGCACTTTGTAGTCATAGTAAGAAAAGAAAACATTCTCCGCTACTTGTTCAATTGCTCCACTCTCCGCAAGGTCTGATAGTTGAGGCATTAAAGCCTTCCCTCTTGTTCCACCTCTTTCGATGAATCTATTTAATTGTGATGCCAACACAACTGCGCAATCATGTTCTTTGGCTAACCATTTGTAATCATTTACCAACTTCTCAATCTGCAATCTTCTTTCCCCTTGACTGCCTTTACATGAGATAAGTTGTATGTAGTCATCAAATATTATATCTGGCTTGAACCTCTTAACCTCAGCTGATGATGATGCAAAATCTTTAAGATTATCAAACATTAAAAACTTATCACTTGAATATTTATTTCTAATTCTAGCAATTGTTTCATTAACAATCTTTAAATCTTGTTCCCCGAATACATTCTTTCTTACCATTGAATATGATAACTGCTCTGATTCAAGACAAATAATCTTTTTCATCAATTCAGAATTTGGTAATTCCCTGCTAAAGAAAACTGCCTTATATCCTTTCTCAATTACTTTAGATAGCATGTTAATCATCACAGTTGTCTTTCCATGACCAGGCCTACCACCAACTATTGTTATTTCTCCTCTTGTTAATCCTCCAGAAAATCTATCAATAGCAGGGTATCCTGCGGTTATTAGTTTTGATTTTTTATCTTGTATGCTTGATAATGTTTCAGATATTACATCTTCAATATCTTGAACTTGACTTGGTCTTATGTCTAATAACTCACCAAATATTGAATGTGCTTTACCTATAGAATCATAAACATCTGTGTAGTTATCTTTTGCTTTTCTTTTGATTTTTTCGCAGTATACAATAACTCTTCTTAGTAGGTATTTTTCATATATTTGATTTGCATAAAACTCTGCTGCTCCTGGTGCAGTCTCGCTGCTTGTGCATTTGGTTACATAATAAGAGGTTAATCCAATTTTGGTATCATGTGCATTTAAAGCTGAACAAACACTTAGCATATCAATCAATTGATTAGCTCTTTTAAGTTCAGTTATTTTATACCAAAGTTTTCTTGCTTTGTCTTGATAAAAGACATCTTTGTTTATTATGTATTTACTTACGGAATCATACACCGTAGGATTCTTTATAACAGTGCCTAAAATACAATCTTCAGTCTCACTGTCATATGGTAGATTTAACTCCATATTATTCTCCTTTATGGAACAATTTAATGTTCCTCGCTATTTTTCAGTTACTCTTTTTTTTCTATGGGCAAGTAGACAATATATGTGGCTTTGCATTCTGAGCAACTTAAATTACTTACAATGCCATCACCTTCTAAACCATAATCTTCATAATCATGGTCTCCACCCCATATAACATCACTATTACAATGCCAACACCTCATAAATTCCCCTATTTCATTAATTCGGAAATTGTCACTTTCCATTTTTTTTCTTTAAGTTCTAACTCGGATATTCTGTCTTCGGTTTGCTTTATTAGTTCTTCTGTTACTAAAGTTCCAAACTCAGTTTCTTCTCCTAATATCAGTCGGTATCTATCAAGGTCTGATTTGTACCACTCGATAATCCGCTGTCTGTCTGATTTTCCTTTTCTTGGGCCTGATGATTTTGCCATTCGGTCATCCTTTCTTCGATTGCTTGTTCAATAGCATCTACAAGCTCATCTTTCTTCACTTCATTTATCTTATAAAGCGCAGTGTTATCTTGAACTGGTAGCGATTGCATTGGCTCATTTTTAAAGAAGATACCCCACTGTTTCTCTTTTAATATTTCACATACAATTTCTGCTATTCTTGTTTTCATTTTATTCCACCTCCTGTTTATTTCCCTTTGTTTATCCAGAGTGCTTTCGTGTATAACTGCGAGATATTCATCAAAGAATTGTTTTCCATCACTTGTCAGATACACTCTTGCTATCTCCGTCTTTAGATAGCTCTTCAGCTTTGTCAAGTACGTATTTTTTGAACTCATCTTTTTCACCTTTCCACTCATGATAATTGTCGATAATGAACTCTATATTATACGTTCTTTTTGCTAGACTTTCTAGATTTATTATTAGATTGTTTACTACTTTTTCCATCTGTTTTATTGTCGGCTTCTTTTTCTTCATTTTCGTATACTCCTGTTATTACACTACCTAAATCTTCTTCGACCTTTACATCTTCAACTAAATCCACGTGTTTTGTTTTACTTGACTTTTCTTTTAATTCATCTATTTTAGATACCATTCCTCTTAATTGATTTTCAAGTTTTTCAACCTTCATTTTTAACGCTTGAATATCGTTTTCCATATCTATTGCTCTTCCCATTGCTTCTCCTTTTCTTGTTTATATTTGTAAGTAATTTTATCATTTATTATGTGAGATATAACTACATATTTATCAGATGGTGATGTTCTTCCATAGTGCATATGTGTAAAGTAAGAAGGAAAAACAAGAACTCTTCCAGCTTTTGGCTTTATGCTTCTTTTTAATAAAGGAAAAGATGTTTCTCCTCCATATTCAGTATCATTTAAATATACTATTACAGCCAAAGTTCTGTCATGATGGTTTGTAGCATCATTATGAAGCATATAATACCCACCTTTGTTTTTTCT